ATTGGCTGTTGCTCGGTATTTTAACCTTGCAAAAGTTTGAGCCCCGCCTCGTTTTTCTGCGCTTGAAGGAATGTTTGATACCCATCCCGATGCGGATAAGTAGCTAGTAGTTTCGCCGCCACCGGTGCCAAAAGGCAACCCACCAACTCCAACATCTCCGCTTGCAGACCCAATAGTAACTGCACTTGTGGTAATTTGAAAATAATAATAAATTGCGCGGCCAATTTTTACATACTCACCAGTCTGGGTTGCATATGTAATCGAGGTAAAATCAGTTCCAGTTGTTGTTAAAATCGGTGTCCAAGTGCCTTCTTCGTAGTCGTTTAGCAACTCGCTGGTCATGCCAGCAGGGTGCGATGTGGCAGAAAAGTCGATGCCTTGTGCATTGGCAACAACTAAATTACCCGACAATTTGATATTGCCGACAACATCTAGTTTTTCGGCAGGGCTGATTGTGCCAACACCCACACGGCTGTTGGTTGCATCGGTGTACAGCAAGTTGGCATCCGTATCGCCTTCAATTCGCACGTTAAACACCGCACCGATCTCGTTAATCACAAGATTGTTTGTGCCGATAATCATCTTTTCGGTCAATGCGCCAGCAGTTGCAGTCTCAAAATGAAGCTGGCCTTGTTCAGCGGTTGATGTTGGACTGAGAATAGATGCGTGAATCAAACCATAGGCTTGTTTGTTACCCGCTGAATCTTCACCATTGAATTCAATTTCACCCAATGTGTCAGATGCCGCTGGGCTTGCTGAGTCTCTGTAGAGATCAAGCAATGGGCCTGCTGCCGCACCTGGATCAGTAGATGTTAATGTGACAACATTGGCAAAGTTGCCGAGCGTAGAAACTGTCTTGAGCATTTCGGTCTCCTTAAATCAAGAATTCAATCACCGAATTAAACGGTGGCGCTTCTGAGAACGTCACGTTCCCACCAGCCACTGTGTAGGTGTTCTGGTTCTGGTAAACGCCGTTGATGTAGATTGCAAATGGTGTCGAGGTCACAGGGAAGATGGTCTGTGTGCCGTTGCCGGTTGCATTGCTTGCAGCTGAACCAGAAGCCACATTGCCATTCAGCGAGGTGTAGACAAGGCTGCCTTTGCTGTCCAGCACCTGGATGCTGTAGTCGCTACCAGCATAAAACCGTGAGGGCGTGCCCTGATAAACAGGGTAGCCGTTGAGCGTCCGGATAGGCTGGGCCGCAGGGATAGTCAGAGCTGCATCCCAATAAACGGTGATGGGGTTTACCTGGGGGTTGAGATTGACCGTGCCCACCCAGATGTAGCCATTCTCCAGCGGCTGTCCGTCAGTCCCAGCAAAGGCTGGATACGGGGGTTGGATGCTGAGTGCGCTCATTGTTGGGTCTCCTGGTCGAATTGTCGTTCAAGGCTGCGCTGGTGGCAATGCGTTGAGGGATTCATTGATTTTCTTCCTCGCCAAACTGTCGGCCTGATTGCATGGTGTTTAAAAGCCACTGGACACGGTAGTCCATTTTTTGCGGCATACCTAGCTCTTTTGCAAACTTCGTAAACGCCTTGCTTTTTGCAACCTGCTCGGCCGCTTTTTGGTTGCTACCTTCTGCAACATCACGAGCTGCCTGCAAAAATTCCCTTGAAGACAAGAGATCATCTGCGGCTTTTTGGATTGGTGTTTTATTTTTAGCTACGGCTGACGCAACTGCTGCTGCAATGCCGACACCAGGCAAACCAACACCTCGACCTGCAGCCTCTATGGTTGCCACGATTGCACCTTTTTGTCCAGCTTCTACAATTTTTCCAACCAAGTTATCGGCATTGTCAAACATGGCTTGCTGCGCGGCCTGTATGCGGCCTGTAACGATACGCTCTCTAGATGATAGGGCTATACCCCTTGAAACCCTGTAAAGGTCTGAAAGCTGCTTCCTTGCGCCTGGGGGTAAATTTGACATTACGGCTGCATAGGCTTGCTTGTTTTCAAGTAATCCTTGATACCAAGTTGCATACTCATTGAAGCCAAGTTTTTTATCTAATGCAGCACGACCAAATGCTGTATTTAAACCAGAAGCGACAACTTCCTGACGCATGTCTTGTGGAACAGATTTTAATAAATTGACGAGCTTCATCTCATCACCTTTGGGCAACGCTCTCATTGCGCCGGTGATGTTGTCCACCATGCTCAGATGTAGCTGTTTGCCAAACAGTGATGTCATGTCTTTTTCAATGGACTTTCTGACTTGCACTGCCTTGTTTGCTGCTTCAAATGCGTTGCCGACACCGAAACTTTGCGCCACGGCTTTTTGATCTTGTGCAAGTGGCCCATACAACTGATCTAAAGCTCCACGATCAGAATCTTTGAACGGGCCTGCTTGTTTGTACGCAGAGCCTATGTCTTTTCTGACTTGATCTAACTGAGCATATGTAGGTAAGACTTCAACGTCAACACCATCTACTTTTCTGATTTGTGGAGATAGCCGCCGCAGTACATCCTTTTCCATTGCAGACAAGTTTTGTAACCCACCAAGATCCGCACCTCGTGTCGTTAAATAATTGAGGATGTTTTGAGGATTCACCTCTGCTCTAATTGGTATTGCTTTATTAATGACGTTAATAAATAATCCATCAGTTTCAGCAGCAAGTTCATCAACTTGAGACTGCAATTGTTTTTGGACTGTTGCTGATAACGTGCTTAAATCTTTTGTCCCACCAATATCGGCAATTAACTTATCAGCACGATCACCAATTATTCTAAAGCCCTCAAGTTCCGCAGCCCGAGCTTGTGAACCAGGCACAGACTTAACTGCTTGCGCAAGCTCACGATAAACCTGATTAGTAGTAATATGATCTGGCTGTAAATATTGGTCAATCCCTAAACGTTTTGCGGCTTCAAGTGTTTTTGGGTTTGGCGCAGTTTCTGAGGCCAATACTTGCATCGCCCTTGTTTGGGCACCAGGAATTCGAGTTTCGCCTGCAGCGGTTCTTGCTGTTGCTGCCAGATCAGACATCGGCATAGCTGGCGCACTTGGTGGCGCACCAACAGGTCGCGCCGCACCGTCCATAGTAGGTTCAATCCGAGGGGGTGGTGATGTGGGTGTACCTCTTGCAGCTTTGATGAGCCTTGTTGCACCAGGCACGGCCGCCTCTAAAACACCTGTGACAGCAATGTCTTTTGCAATTTCAACAGGTCGCACTGTTGCTCCAGCACCAACTTTTGTTGCTTCAATTGCTGCCTGAGTTCCAGCACCGGTAAGTCCAGCACCTAACAAAGTCGTAGCCCTGCCAGCAGGTATAAAAGCTGCTGCACCGGCTAGACCTCTTGGTATATCACCCATTGCAAAACCTGGGGGAACTGCATAATCTTTCCCATCAATTGAACTTCGCAGAATGTAATTACCTTTTTCATCTTGCATTACCGCTGTGGACGGATAGTTTGCTTTGATAATTTCTACTGCTTGATCTGGACTTGAAAGGGCAGTTCCCAAACCTGTCAACGCACTTGCAAAACTGAATGAATTTAGCTCTGGCATGGTTGTCCATGCTGGCAAAGTTCTAGTGGCTTCTGTTTCCCGTTCACGACCTGTTATCGACTCAACAATACCACTACCGATGTTTTTTAACGTACCTAAAAACCCACTGCTCTGTTGTTCTGCTTGCGCTTGAGCAGGTGCAGCTTGCGGCGTATATGCTGGCACGGGCGCTGGCACTGGCGCAGGCGCGGGTGATGGCATTGGTCGTGGAGCCGTGCCCGTTGGCGCTGCTGCTGGTGAGCGCATTCTTTGAATTTCTTGAGCCAATACTGTTGCAGCTTCAATGTCACCAGCAGCATCTGCGCCTAACAGCGCCTGTTCTAATTGTTGAAGAGTTGCCATGTTGATCTCTTATTGTTGTTTTGGCAAGTATTGCCTAAGCACAGAATCAACTGTTCTTGGCGCTACTGGTGTTGCCGCTGGTTGTGCGCGGGGCGTATATACAGGAACATCAGACCTACGGCCTTGCTTTGCAAGTTCATAGAAATCAGCATTCAAAACCGGCCCCAGATTTTGATCGAACGTGCCAATTTCTTCTTCGCTGTACCTATCTTCACGAATTAATTTTCTTGCATGATCTGCTAGTCGCGCTGATCGTTTAGCAAATGCTTCAGCATACGTTGACATCAATTCACGCCCACGCTCTGAATTTGAAAGTGATGGAAATGCTTGCAAAAATGACTTAAATTCTATGTCTGATGTTGAACCCGAACCAGGCGCTCGTATTTGTGTTGCGCCACGGGTTGCAAGTGAATTTGCTAAATCATTCGCAGAAACACTTGGCGACTCAAAACCAAAATCTCTTTGAAGTTCAGTTGTTAATTTAATCAAACGTCCACCACCTGCCCCTTTAAGCAGGTTAGAAATTACCCTTGAATCTGTTGCAAATTTTCTTGCAGATGCCGCCGCATCACTAAATTCTTTTGCTCTCGGTACATCAAGCTCTTTCAGTGCAAGCGTGTCCCGCTGCCCTTGCGCACCAAGGCTAACACTGACTAGTGGTTCTTTAACAATAGCTTTAATTTCGCCTTTTCCACTTTTTTGATAAGCACCAGGCGGTAATCCTGCTTTTGTTACTTCTTCTTTTGTCAATAATGTGAAACCGTCATCTGCTGGTGGGACTTCTGATCGTATCGTACTAAGTGCTTTATCAACATTAGCAAGCAAATCTTTACCACCAGGAAGAATAGAGGTCATTATTCCAACTGTTGCTTGTGCACCAGTTGGATTAAGTTCAATCATCTGCAAATATGTTTCTGTGGCTTTGGCATCTTGCTCACGATTTGAATTTCGGAATGCCGCTGCCTGTTCTTTCAACAGATTTTTGGCAATATCAATCTGACCAGACTTTACGGCTGAATAAACTTGAGCCGCATTGCGAAGTGAGCCTTGTTGTTGCTCCGCTGTTAGCATATCAAAAGTTTTTAGTACACCTTCTCTTTGATCTTTTGGCAAGAATGCAGAGGCTACAGCATAATCTCTGGCGGTCGCATTCGGGTTCTTGAACAAATCTGCAAGTTCAGTCTGTCTTTGCTGTGCTTGCTGAAGTGCATTAACTTCAAGTTCACGTTTTTGTCGAGCTGCATCTATGTCAGCAAGCCCTGCGCCAAGTTTAAAGCCGCCGAGTGCTGCCTCAAATGGGCTTTGCACATCGACTGCATAGTTGATCGGAGCTTGTAGTGGATTGATTGCCATAATCTGCCCTTAGAAATTAGCGCCAAGGTCTTGATTTCCGTAGGCCAAGCCAGAGCCAAACCCAGAGCCGCCAAGTGGCGTCTGTGAGAAAGACGCTTGCAACCCACCAAAACCGCCGCCGCCGCCAGCTCTCATCCCAGCAAATTGTGCGGGCAAATTAAGCAAGTTTCCATAAGCCCTAGCCTGGCCTAGCTCACCGCCTGCCATTGCTGCGCCTTGCTGTCCAAGTAGGTTGGCTACGTTGGAACCAAGAGCGCCAGCCTGGGATGCCTGATTGACCGCTGAGGCTTGACCGCCTCGGTAAAGAGCCTCAGACACGCCAAGACCTGTGCCAGCAAATCCACCAAGCCTGCCATATTGCTTGTCGATTTCTTGCTGCAGCATCTGGGGCCGAAACTGAGCCAGGGCTCCTTGGATGTTGCCGCCTCGCAAGCCTCCGGTGGCCGATGCACGCTGAAGCAAAGCCTCTTCACCCTGTTGCACGTTGGCCTGAAAGCCTGGGCTTTGCTCAATGCCTGCAATGGCTTCGCGCTGTGCGGCTGGGCCAAGTAGCCCTGCTATGGCTTGTTGTCGTTGGAAGGCTTGAGCGCCTGCCTGCTGGAATGGCTGGAATTGACTGATCGCTCCAGTGCCTGCTTGCACATAAGGCTGTAGCAGTTGCTGAATTGCATCAAATTGCCTGCGCTGTTCATTGATTCCAGCTTGTGATGCGCCAGCTTGTGCTTCTGCTGCGTTTTCTGCGGCATCAGCTTGCATGGAACCACTAAGTAATGTGGCTCCAACGGTTAAACCAGTGACCGGATCAGGCATGGTTAAACTCCTTCAAATAATCTTCAAACGTCTCACCATACAACTGCATGACCTGGTGCGCTTTCTCGGTGGCTTGTTGTGTGCCATGGCACAGTGCCACCGTCATCAGCACAACGTCATAGTAACCAGCACGCCAGACAAAGGATTTGGCATCGGCCTTGCCATCACGTTCTGCTTGGTCAGATGCCTGCCACTTCAGAATCATGGTTGCCACAATTGGGGCCAGGCTGTGCGAGTTGGCAATCCAAAATGTGTTTTGGTTCATGCCCACCAGGGTGTTCCAGATGACAGCGTTGAGGTCTTCGCGCTCCACTGGATCGCCATCGGCCACATCATCAAAGACCTGGATTGCCCCATAGAGCATGAGCAGCCAGTCGATAGCTGGCGCTGGAAGTGTGAGAACCCTTTGCAGGTTCAACCTCAGCCAATCAGACATGCGCAACTCCTGTTTAGGGCAAGCTGCTGGCGGCTTTGGTGACTCAGCGGTTGGATTTTCCCACATTTCCGCATTTGGTCAATCCTCGTATTCTTCTTCATCTTCCCAAGCTTGGCAGACACGCATGTCATTGCAAATGAAGTTCAGCTTTTCGCAGTGCCCACGGTAGCCTGCGCCCTTGTCGTAAGCTGCCATTGGGATACGCTCAATCCGCACCTGTGTCATGAAGCTGTTGTCGTAATAGCCGCAGTTCGAGCAATGCTTGCGCCGTGCATCCTTCTCGTTGCACTGCATGGCCTCGGCCAGCCCCATGTAGAACTCCTTGTTTGCGCCTGGTTCATTCGTAGGCATCTCAGGGCCATAGTTCCAGTCCTGCACTGCAATGGCATAGTTTTTCTTGTTCTCTGCTGGAGTCAAAAACTCTTCTTCCATCGGCAGGCCCATAAAGCCCCTCGGCATCATCATGAATTTGTCCATTCTGTGTTCTCCTTAATTACGTAATTTCACGCCCTGATGCGCGGATTGTCAGCGATGTGGCTGCACTGGCGA